GTGTTAGTTGGTTTTCCTTTTCTAGTTCCAGCTCTACCAAAAGTGTATCCAAATTTTTTACCTACTTTATTTAAGTAAGTACCTACACCTTCTTCCATAATTCTTTCAACTTGATTAGGTCCTAGTTTACCTCCACGATATGATGGTCCAGCTCCTCCAAAATTTCTAATTCCTTTTAATAAATCTCCTTGCTCAACTACCTCTTTAACAAAAGTATTTGCACTAATTTCTTTACCATCTCTTGTTATTTTAGTACCAGTTACTTTTAATTGTTTTTCAATAATTTGTGTAATACCTTTTTCAGCACCAATACCTTTTCCTAATGCTGTTGCACCTTTAGATGTATTAACAACCTTACCAATGCCTTTTAAAAGTTTTGTACCTCCAGCAACAGCTCCACCATAAGGAACTAAATAACCTCCAATAGTACCAGCCATATATCCTAAGCTAGTTTTATCAGCATCTAAACCTAATTTATGACCATCTGCAAATCCAAAACTTGCACTTTCTATAAAACCTTGAGTTGCGTTTTCTAAAAACTCTCCTTTAGGTGTAGGAATACCAGACATAGCGTTGCTTAAACTTTCTCCTACATTACTTAATAATGTTCTTTCGTTTGCTGATTCGCTATTATCTTCTAATAATTGGTCTAAAGTAGGTAAAGACCTTGTTTGTTCTTCGGACATTTATTTATTCCTTTGTCTGCAATGCAGATAAATCGTTTTCTAAAATATTTATTATTTTTTGTACATCTTCTTTTGTTGCATCATAAGCTTTATCGGATGTATTTATAAAATTATTTTTATCATCTTGTAATAAAGCTCCACCAAATGTTTGTTCATACATACTTATTTTTTCTTTTCTTAGTTTATTTTCATTTGCTTTAGCAGTATTAATTTGTTCAAGTTTTTTATTTAATTTAGCTAATGCATTTGTTAATTGAGTTGCACTCATATTAGTTGCATTTTGTTTTAAATTTATGTTGCTAGTAGGTCCAAATTCAATTCCATACGCATTTTTTGCAGCACTTGTTTTTTGTTTACCTGTTAGACCAGGAGTTACTTCAAGTAATATTTGATTTGCTAATGCTGTTAATTGTTTCTTTTCTTTGTTGCTATATCCTTTAACTTGTTCAACTTCTCCATTTGGTCTTGTTATTTCATAAACACCATCAGTTAAATCATCAAATTCAGCTCGTCTATTCTTACTTCTATTAATTTTTTGATTTAAAAAAACTAACTCTTCATCTACTTCTTTAGTAAAAGCACTTTGAACATCAAAATCAAAACCTTTATCAGGAGCAACTGTACTTCTTTGTATTTCAAAATCTCCTTTACGCAACTCTCCTTGTTCTAACTCTATACCTCTTATAACATCTTGCAACTGACCAAATCTACCTAGTGCGCTATCTCCTTGGGCTGCTACATATTGAGCTTGTACATCATCTCCTTTAACTCCTTCTGGTAAAGTTCCATATAAACCTAATGCTGTAAAACCTTTTCTATAACTATCTATAGTTCCAGTATCAATAATATCATCAAAAAAACCTACAATTAATCCTCGTTGTTCTGGATTTTCTTTGTAAGCAATTACAGTATTTAATATTCTATTAGATTGTTCCTTTGTAAAACCTTTTTTTACAAACAACTCTTGTGCTTTTTTCATAAAACCTGCATTAGAATATACATCTTTAGTATATGGTTCATTTTCATCTATAGCGGCTTGTCTTAAAATAGGCTCAAATTTAGTATCAATCATATCATCTATTTCAGAACCTAGCTGTGTTTCTAAAGATGCTTTTGCTTCTTTTAAGTCCCCTTCTAAATCATCTTTTAATCTTAATTTTAATTCTTTTTCAGCTCTTTCATCAGCTCCTCTTCTAAATCTATTATCAGAAGCTAACGTCATTGCATCTAAAGCATTACGTTCTTCAGCTCTAATTTGTTGAGCTTCTCCTTCTATAATATTATTTATTGTATCTAAAATTTTTGACATAATTATCCACCTAACACACTTCTAACCATATTACCAAAAAAACCTTTTTGACTTCTTAAACTTTTATTTTGTCTTCTTAGTTGATTTTGTTTTTCTTTACTTCTAGCTACATTAGTTAAATATGTTTGTTCAGCCATTGCTACTTCTTTATCATATCTTCTACCAAATGCTTCATAAGTATTTTCAAAGTTTTCTTGTTGTTGTGCTTCTAGTTCATCTTTTGCTTGTTCAGATTCACCATCTAATAAAAATCCACTAGGATTAGAACTATCCATAGTTCGTTCCATTTTTTCTAAAACTCTTTGAACTTTTAAAGAAGCAGTATCAATTCCTACATCTTTTTTTTCTTTAGCAACATCTTGTTTTGCATAAAGAGAATCTTCTTCTGCGTCTTGATATTCGTCTTCTAATTTAATTAATCTATTGTTTCCAGCAATACTATTGCTAACCATATTTGATTGTGCATCTGCTTGTATTACACCACCTACTAATGTTGATACTATTTTTCCTATCATAATATACCATCTTTTTGTTGTCTACGAATATCATCTAATTGTTCATCTAATAATTCTGTAAATGCACCAAACTTTTTATTTGTTTTTGTGTATTTAGCTATAGCAGTTAAATCTCCTTGATTAAACTCTATTCCTTCTTTGTTTTTCATAACATCACTACGAACATCAAATATAGTTTTACCTAATTCTTTGTAATTACCTAATGTAACTTTTGTAGTTGTTATTTGATTTTCTGGATTTAATTGATTGTACATATCCATACCAAATTGCATTTCTTGTTTTGTTTTGCCCAATTGATTAAAATCTCTAGCTAAATCTCTTATTTTTAATCCACTAGAAACTATTCCTTCATAAAGGTCTCTTTTTCTTTTAACATCTTCATTGTCTAGTTTAGTATCTAGTTGAGCTGTCTCCATTTCAAACTTTTTTTCTGCTGAACGACCCGCAGATTGAGCGGCTCTTGCATATGCGTTACTAATTGCCATAGTTTCTCTCCTGAATTTTTATATTTAATTTAATTATTGTCTGCATAACTTTCAATAGTTTATTCTGTGCGTGCTTTTACAAACTTTTTTGTCCTAGCAGAATCTTCAGTTGGTCTTCCATCTGATAAATTAATCCATCTATTATTTAATTTTACGTATTGAAATACTTTATTTAAATTTCTAGGGTCTTGATAATATACTATATCACCATTTTGACCTGATTCACGACTAGGAACATTGTTAACTAGTTTAGGTTTATTAGGAGAAATATGTCTTATGTTTCTTCTACTTTCTCCTCCAACGCCTTGTCCTTCTAGTCTACTAAATCGTTTTTCTGCTGCTTCAGCCATTATTTTATACTCTTTGTTCTATATATAATTGTTATATCGTTAATTTCTAAATCATGCGGAATACTTTGACCACTAACATTTGCAAGTTCTATAGCAAAACTACGTACTCCATTAGCTGTAGAAGTTGTATTTAATTCTACTTCTGTACTATTAGTGCTACCAGTTATGTATCTAGTGTTACCATCTGAGGTAACGCCTGTAATTGTTTCACCAGATGTGTTTACAAAGCTATTATCAAAAGGTCCACCATCTACCGAATATTTAGGAACTATATTTATGTTTGCTCCATTTCCACCTTTGAATGTAATTCTTATTCTTGAAACTTTTTTCTTTGCTTGAGTTTGAAAAGACATTTGTTTTGTTTGCACTTTGTATGTTGATACATCTCCAGTAACAGAATCAGTGTCATCTAACTCAGGTTTAAATGGAACAACTGTAAGTTTGTTTGTATCGTTTTCAAAACCAAATACCATTCTATTATCCCATATATTAATTATGTTTGTTTTATCTTTTGCTAATAACCTACCAGTACCTTTTGTCCAAGCACGTAAAACTAAATCATATAACATAATATCATCAGCATTAGCTTGTTCAAAACTTTTAACAAACATTACTTGTTTTGTAGAAGGAATGTACCCTACCATAGTTTTTCCGTCTATATAAAAATCTTGCCAATCTTTTCTTGATAATGTTTTTATTCCTTGTCTAATAGTTAACTCTACAATTTCTTTTCCGTTGTACATGTAAGCACCTTGTTTATTGCACCAAACAACACCATAATCTGTTTCTACTACCGCATTATGATGACTTACTCCTTTAAACTTATGAGATGTTTCTAAAAACTCTCTTGTTTTTGTAGCGTTAATAATATGTAAAGTATTTTGTTTGTATTGCAATATTCTATCTGCAAATGTAGCAAGTCTAATAATTTCTTCTCCATCAGCTACAGCAACATCAATTCTTCTATCTAATGTAAATGAATCATATTTATTAACTTTACTTTTAAACATAGTATCGCTTAAAACTCTTGTAGTGCCATCAGACTGAATTAATTCTACATTACCTATGTAAACTCTTGTATTTAGTAAAACAGACGTTTTCCACTTAATACTAGATATATGATTTTTTTCATCAAATGTTCTATTTTGTCTAGGCGCAAAATCATGTGGGTCTCCTAAATGAAATTTACCTGGATTCATTAATGCGTAATTAGCCAATTTCTACCTCTTGCTCATATTCATCAGGAGCTACGGCTCCACTATTACTTATAGTCATTGTATAAATGCCGCTATCTGCAACAACATTAAAGTTTTCATCTAACACCTGTACTCTAAATTCTCTATCAGTTCCAGGACCTGGTAATGTAAAAGGAACATAATAAACACTATCAGTATTAAAATTAGGAGATGTTCCAGTTTTTAAAGGTATTAAAGAATCATTTACTGAACTAACATATAAAGGTGAAACTGCTCCACCCCATACTCTTAAAAAACCATATCTATTATCAAAACCACTAGTAGAGTTATCATTTTTTAATTTTACTCTTAAAAATACTTGAGAATAAGATTTACCTTCTGTGTTAGTATTGTAAGAAGTACCACTTTCCATCCAGCTAGTTCCAGTACCATCAGCTTTATCATAAAATGCTATAGCGTTATTAACAGTAGTTTCATTATTCCATATAGATATTCCTTCAGTTCTAACATTAAATCCACTTACAGCATTATTACCTGTTGTTTGTTCTGTAAGTCCAGACCATATACCATGATTACCTTGGTTAGTTGCATCAAATATTTGCCAATAATGTTTACCACCTTCACGCAAATCAGTATGTCTTAAAAAAGTCCATTCATCATCACCTTGTTCTTTAAAATACCAATTAATACCAATCATTCTATTTTCATTTCCTATAATATGATTTGTAGAAGATGATATAGTATTACTTGTACCCATTGATATATAAACTTGAAAAGACATTCTATTTTCATATAAAGCCACAACTTCTTCAGTTTTGTTTATAAAATTATTATAAATAGATTCAACAGGACCTTCTTGATTTCCTTTATATATTACACTTGCTCCAAACACATAATTTCCAGTCCAGTTTCCTCCATCGTTTTTAATATAACCTAAAGTTACTTTTCCAGCGGTAGTACCTATTTGAGCCGCAGTTGGGTTTGCATCACTAATATCTAAAAGTTTTGTTAAACCATTTGTTAAACCATTTAAGGTTGTAAATGTTTGGTTTCCATCAGAAAACTTTTTAATATCATGCACATTATTAGTATTACCTGCTGTGCTTGTCCAGTATAAAGTAGAATCTATATAACCAAACCATTTACTTGCTTCTCCATGACTAGCATCAGATATGCGCAACATACCTTCTGCGTAATAATAATTTGGTTTAATTGCACTACCAAATACTACTTCATTACTTAAAAACCCTGGACTACTGCCATTGTTATTTTTATCTCTATAGTAAAACTTAACTTTATTGTCTGTTTTATTATAGATAGCTAAATAATCTTCTGGGTTATTATTGCTACTACTATCATAGTCTGTACTAAAGTAATGCAATCCGTATCCAGGTTGTATATCAGTAGAAGCTACATTATTTAAAGAAGGTAAAGCAGAACCTTTAGCTCCTATATTAATTAATTTTCCTACTTTATTTACAGATACACCATCAGCTTCCACTAAATCTATATCTTGTATATCTTTAGGGTCTGAGTTATTATTAATACCGCCGTGAAAACCAAGTATTTTATGTTCTAATTTAGGCACTTTTTTTCACCTTCTCAAATGAACGCATTCCCCCAAGACCGAGCATTCCGAGAAGTACTGTTGTAAGAGTTCCCATATCAAAGGTTGGTAATGCAACTTCATTTCCTAAACTATACATAATAAATGTAAGTAAAGGTTGCAATATAAAATGATACCCTAATGCTGTGGCACATATCCACCCAGTAAAGGGTCTCCATCCCGCAACAAAGATACTTGTATGACCAGCTTCTACTTTATTGACTTCCATTTGTGCTTTGTTAATTTCTGCAATCAACTCAGCTTTCTCCTGTTTATCTAAAGTAAACTTGTCTACATGACCTGCAACCTTATCAATAATACTAGCTACTACATTTAGCTTAGGCATTATTTTTTACCTTTTCTTTTTTTATTAGCTTTTACAACTTTCTTTTTTAATAAAGTAAAATTATAACATTTTACACATTTTTTCTTTAAATCATCTGCGCAATAAATTGCATAATGCAATCCAAAACCTAATATTAATCCTACAATAAATCCTACCATATTCTCTCCTATCATTGTATTTCTTTTTTAATCTTATCAAATACTTCTTTCTCGTCAAACCTCATACTAATACCAGGTTCATATCTTTCAATTTCTTTTCCTTCTTTAAAAATAATAATAGTAGGAACAACTTTAATATTCCATTCTTTTTGTATTACCGCACCAATTTGTTTATTGGTTAAATCTACTTCACCTACATAACATAAATCTGCGAGTTTTTCTATACTAACTCTATTTTTAAAATTCCAAGATGCATTTATTTGTACTACGGCACACTTTTGTATATTTAACCCTTGTATTTCTGCAAAATTATCTAAGTTGACTGATTGTGAGTGTAGCCAAGATAGCGATGAGAAGAGCGTTAATACCAAGTATGATATAAATCTGTTGTTCATCTGTAAACCTCATTAGTTTTTATTCATATCAAGTAAAGTTTCTTGAATCATTCTTGTATCATCTTTTACAGAATCAACCTTTTCTTCAAGTTTATCTACTTTTTCTTCAGTGTTTAATATTGAATCACGAATCATTTGGTCTTTTAAATCATATTCCATTCGTGATACTTCTGGTTCTGGTAGTTCTTTAGCAAGTTCTATTTCTGCTTGTAATGAGTACCACATACCAATTATCATACCTACAGTAACAAGTATGCTAACTCCAGTTTCTAAAGATAACGTAAATTTAGTGTCTTTACCGACTTCCATTGTATTCCCCTATTATTTAATAATTAAAGTAAGGGGGATTGCTCCCCCTCCCTTTCTACTTTTCTTCTTTTGGAAGAGGTGGTACAACTTTAAATCCCTGCTCTTTAAGACCAGCAATATAATTATACATACCACGTAATTCAGCTATTTGAGCTTCAATAGATTTTAGAGTATCCTCTAAATTCATTTCTTGTTGTTGCTCTATTTTTTCTTTAGCCATTTTTATTTCTCCTTATTACTATTAATAGTGCTTTAATTTATTAATTTAAATCATTATTATCCACAATTAATTTAGGTGCATAATAAGTATTACCTTCGCCTTTTAAGTACCAATCTACTCTAGCTTTTTCAGGTATTGTTAAATTAACTGATTCAAAACC